TTTAGACTTTGACCCGTTTCGTAATCGCGATCGTGAAGACGACTTTTACGACAATCTGGCAGAGTTTCTACCTGATTCGGTGCTTTCCCAAGTTTCAAACGAGCTCATGGATCAATACAGCGCGAACCGGGCATCTCGACAGGATTGGGAAGACGCGTACTCCAAGGGCCTTGAGCTTTTGGGTTTCAACTACGAAGAGCGTACAGAGCCCTTTCGGGGCGCTACGGGCGTAACACACCCACTTTTGGCAGAAGCAGCGGTTCAGTTCCAAGCACAGGCGTTCAATGAGCTATTGCCAGCGAGCGGCCCAGTAAGAACCACGGTCCTTGGCTCACAGAGCACGGACAAGATGGATCAGGCCAAGCGTGTTCAAGACTTTATGAATTACTACATCACTAATGTGATGGAGGAATACACGCCTGAGTTTGACCAAATGCTGTTTTATTTGCCCTTGGCAGGCTCAACATTCAAAAAAGTGTATTTCGACGACGCTTTGGGCCGTCCGGTTTGCAAATTTATACCGGCGGAACACCTTATTGTGCCGTACGAAAGCAACGATCTGGAGACTTGCCCGAACATAACGCACATTGTGCGTATGTCACTGAACGATTTGCGCAAACAGCAGGTCAGTGGTTTCTATCGAGACATCAAAGTACTGCCTTCACAGCCCGATTCGACTAGTGTAAGCGACGAAATCGACTACATTGACGGTACAAGGGCTTCTAGCGTCGACTATGACTGCACGTTATTGGAATGCCACGTCGATTTAGACCTCGAGGGGTACGAAGACACAGACGAAGACGGTGAAATGACCGGTATCAAGGTCCCTTACGTCGTTACGATCAGTGAAGACAACGGAAAAGTGTTGGCTATTCGACGAAATTATCGCGAAGACGACCCTTTGACGGCAAAAATCCAGTATTTTGTTCACTACAAGTTCCTTCCGGGCTTTGGTTTTTACGGAATGGGCTTGATTCACACGATTGGCGGTCTTTCTAGGACTGCAACGGCAGCTTTACGTCAATTAATCGACGCGGGCACCCTTTCGAACCTGCCTGCAGGCTTTAAAGCGCGTGGTTTACGGATCAGAGACGACGATGACCCCTTACAGCCCGGTGAATTCAGAGATGTAGATGCTGCGGGAGGCGTTATACGCGATAGTTTGATGCCTTTGCCTTTTAAAGGGCCGGATGGCACGTTATTCCAGCTTTTGGGCTTTGTAGTAAGCGCGGCTCAACGTTTTGCGACGATTACCGATATGAAAGTAGGTGATGGCAATCAATCGGCGGCAGTTGGCACGACGATTGCTATGATTGAGCAAGGCGGTCGTGTTATGAGCGCCATACATAAGCGCCTACATTATGCTATGAAAGTAGAGTTTCGCATTTTGGCGCGCGTAATGAACGAAAGCCTGCCAGATGTGTACCCGTACGCCGTTGCTGGGGCGGATCAGGCGGTAAAATCTAAGGATTTTGATGAACGTGTAGATGTATTGCCGGTTTCTGACCCGAATATCTTTTCGCAAAGTCAGCGCATTGCTTTGGCTCAAACGGAGCTACAAATGGCTATGCAGGCGCCGCAGATCCACAATATGCCGCAGGTATATCGTCGAGTTTACGACGCTATGGGTGTCAGAAATGTAGATCAGATCTTAAACGCCGAAGTCTCTGACGAGGTTCGCCCGAAAGACCCTGCGCAGGAAAACATGGACGCCCTCGAAAACGTGCCTTTAGAGGCTTTTAAGGGTCAAGATCACATGGCGCACATACAGGCCCACTTGTTGTTTGTAACGGGTGGTGTGGCCGCTACGTTGCCGCAGGTGGTGCTTACCATTCAGAAGCACATCTTGAACCACATCCAGTTGATGGCGGAAGAGCAAGCGGAGGCTGCTTTTGCGCAGCAAAACCCGAACGTGGCGATTGCAGATCCTGCCAACAACGCGCCGTTCCAAGCGATGGTGGCGCAGTTTGTAGCACAAGGCATGCAACAAGTAGTCGCTCTGGGCCAGCAGATTCAACAGGCTGGACAGCCGCAAGAACAGCAGGGACCAGATCCGCTGATTGCTTTGAAGGAACAAGAACTGCAACTCAAGGCGCAGCAAGAGCAAAACGACGTTGTAGAAGAGCAAGCCAAGCTCCAGTTGGAGCGAGAAAAACTTGCGCAACGCGAAGCAAACTTCCAGCAAAGGCTGGCAAGTCAGGAATCTCAGACTCAAGCACGTATTCAAGCCGGTATTGAGCGAGAACTTTTGAAACAAAGAGGTGACGCATGAGAACAGTCAAAGTAAATGGCGTAACGCCAAAAGAACCGCCTACGCCCGTGGCGAAAGCAGAAATTCAAGGTCAGGGCAGCATTCCTTATGCAGTTGCAAAGGAGGAAGCCACTCCAAACACCATGACAGCAAAAATTACACGCGGTAAAAAACGTGGAATGGGCGCTGCTTTGCGTGGCGGGGACTTTACAATCGCATAAAACGCGATAGTATCGGAGTTGCTCGGATAATAAACGACGAGGAAACTCATTGAACGATCTAGATGTCGTACAGTTTGTGCAAAAAACATTAAAAGGTCGCAAAGCCCAAATTCAGGAACTCATGTCTGAAGGCGGGATCAAAGATATGGAACATTACAGAGAATGCATGGGTGAAATTAGAGCGTGCGATTACGTTTTGGTTGAACTCTCTGAAATGCTTAAAAAACAGGAACAAAGAGATGCCTGATACGAATGAAGCACTGGACGTGTCCGGTTGCTACGTCGCAGATGAAAACCGGGTTTTAGACCCGTCCTTAGTAGACAAAGAGCTTATCGAACGATTGCCGCAGCCAACCGGCTGGCGCATTTTGATTATGCCTTTCCGCCCACCTGAAAAAAGCGACGGCGGTATTTTACTTGCCCCCAAAACTCTAGAAGAGGACGTAATACAGACGCAGGTCGGTTACGTGCTCAAAGCTGGCCCTCTTGCTTACAAAGATAAAGAACGTTATCCGACAGGCGAGTGGTGCAAAGAAGGCGATTGGGTAATTTTTGCCCGATACGCTGGTTCTAGGTTTCGTTTGAACGGCGATAAGAAAGCTGCCTTTGGTAGCGAAGTTCGCATGCTAAATGACGACGAAATTTTAGGAACAATTCTAGATCCGAAAGATATTTATCACGGTTAGGGGATAACACATGGCAGAGTCAAGACCCGCCCATGAAGCGGATGATGGTCAAATCGACCTAGAATTTACAGAAGACGCTCAAGAGATTGTTCTAGATGCGCCGGAAACGGTTGCAGAAAGCACGCCTGAAGCTGATGTAACTGAAGAGTCTTCGGAAGACGAACACGAACAATACGGTAAGTCCGTACAAAAGCGCATCAATCAGCTTACCAAAAGAGCACGTGAGGCCGAACGCGAACGCGAAGAAGCCGTCAAATACGCTCAAGCCGTTCAACAAGAAAACAGCAGTGTCAAACAACGCCTGCATAACTTAGATAAAAGTTATATCGATGAGTATGGCAACCGCGTTTCCTCTGAACAACAACGAGCCAAAGACGAGTACAAAACAGCGATCGAGACAGGCGACACAGATCGTCAATTAGCCGCGCAAGAAAAAATGCAGCAATTAGCTGTAGCGGCAGATCGACACGCCCAAGCTCGAGCTCAAAGAGAAGCGCAAGCTGCTCAGGTGCAAGCAGAGATTGAACAGCCTGTTTATCAGCCAGCCCCTGCGACGCAAAGACCAGATCCACGCGCTGAAGATTGGGCTGAGTCGAATCCTTGGTTCGGTGAAGATTCGGCTATGACGTTCGCTGCCTTTGGCATCCACAAAGAATTGATCCAAGAAAAAGGTATGGACGGCACTAGTGACGAATACTATAGTGCTTTGAACTCAAGAATTAGAGAGTCTTTTCCTCATAAGTTTGCAGATGAAGAAGAGACTACGAATACACGCCGGACTACACAAACTGTAGCCGGGGTATCTCGTCCGTCGAAAGGCGGGCGCGGCAAAAAGGTTAGACTCTCCCCTAGCCAAGTAACTATTGCCAAACGATTGGGAGTGCCGCTTGAAGAATACGCGAAGTACGTGAAGGAGTAGACATGACAGATTCAACAGACAGAGAGATTGAGGCTATCAAGAAGACTTCTCGCGCAAAATCATCGAGGGCTGCGACTGCTAAACGCACGCCGTGGTCCCCCAAGTCAAATTTAGATGCTCCACCCGCGCCGGATGGATATAAGCATCGTTGGATCAGGGCAGAAACCCGTGGGTATGACGACACTAGTAATATCAGTGCTCGGCTACGCGAGGGTTATGAGTTGGTTCGACGGGACGAATATCCAGATTTTGAGGCCCCTACAATAGATTCGGGTAGATATGAAGGAGTATTTGGAGTTGGCGGATTGCTTCTAGCTAGGATTCCACTGGAAACAGTAGCAGAAAGAAACGCTTACTTTACACAAAAGCATGCGGATCAAGTTGAAGCTGTTGAAACTGATGTCCTACGCGAGAATGCACACTCAACGATGCGGATTGGCAAACCTGAACGCCAATCTCGTGTTACTTTTGGTGGTCCTCGTAATAATTAGGTATTAGGAGACTTTTATGGCAAATCAGGAAACCGCGTACGGTCTACGCCCAATTGGGTTGGTAGGTAGTGCGACGAACTCCACAGGTGTGACTAAGTATGAGATCGCATCTGACAATACAAACGCTATCTTCCAGTACAGCATTGTTGTCCCTCTCGCCGCAGGCGTGATTGACCAAGCTGGCGCTACTGATGGCGGTACTACGCAAGCCCTTGGGGTTTTGGTAGGTGTTGAGTACGTCGATAGCACAACTAAAAAGACCACGTTCTTAAACTATTGGCCCGGATCAAACAGCGTAAGCGTTGACACGAACTTCCCTGTCAAAGCTCTCGTTGCTGATAATCCGATGCAAACGTTCCAAGTAGCTAGTGATGCGTCTCTGACGAATCGCGCTACTGCTTTGGCTGCTGTTTTCGCAAACGCAAGCCTTGGAACTTCTGCTCGTACGGGTTCAACCGACACCGGTCGATCAAACTCGGCATTGGGTGTGTCAACTATTGCGACTACAGCTACGTTGCCGCTAAAAATCATGGGTATTGTCGATGACGATGCTAACAGTGATTTTGCTTCAGCCGGTATTCCGCTGATTGTTCGCATTAATGCGCACTACAATTCACCGAATGCTCGATTCGATTCACAAACCACTGCCACCACAACTGGCATATAAGGTAGGAGAAATTCAATGCCTATTACTCGCGCACAATTAGCGAAAGAGCTTGAACCCGGCCTAAATGCTTTGTTCGGCTTGGAGTACGATCGTTACGATCAAGAGCACGCTGAAATCTTTGACGAAGAAACTTCTGACCGAGCGTTCGAAGAAGAAGTCATGCTTTCAGGATTTGGTACGGCCCCTGTGAAATCAGAAGGCACCGCTATTTCATTTGATGACGCGCAGGAGACTTACACTGCACGATATACGATGGAAACAATCGCGTTGGCTTTTTCGATCACCGAGGAAGCCATAGAAGACAATTTGTACGACCGTCTAGCGGCACGTTATACACGCGCACTAGCTCGTTCAATGTCTCAAACCAAGCAAATCCGTGCTGCTACCGTTCTGAACAATGCATTCAGCACTGGTTCACCAATTGGTGACGGTGCGGCTCTTTGTTCAGCGGCTCACCCCTCTATCTCTGGCAACCAGACAAACCTTTTGGCAACTGCTGCGGATCTCAACGAGACTTCGCTTGAGCAGATGCTGATTGAGATTGCTGGTATGACCGATGAAAGAGGTCTGAAAATTGCCGTTCGCGGAATGAAATTAATCATTCCAAAAGAACTGCAGTTCATCGCAGAACGAGTGCTGAACTCGAACCTGCGACCCGGAACGGCGGATAATGATATTAACGCCAACAAGTCAATGGGTATGCTTCCTGACGGTGCAGTAGTAAACCACTTCCTTACGGACAGTGACGCTTTCTTCATCAAGACAGACGCTCCTAACGGCTTCAAACTGTTCAACAGAACCCCCATCAAGACAGCGATGGAAGGGGACTTTGACACCGGCAACATGCGCTTTAAAGCTCGCGAAAGATATTCTTTCGGCGTCAGCGACTGGCGTGCCGTGTTTGGTACTCCGGGCGCGTAAAGCAAGCTTTTGCTGCTTTGGAAGGGCGACATTGTCGCCCTTTCTTTTTGCCTGTTGATTAGTTATTGTTGGGAAATCCTGACAGACGCATCCCGTGTCTGACACTAGCCAAGACAGGAGCTCAACATGGCTAATACGACTTTCAATGGACCGGTCCGTTCGGAAAACGGTTTTCAAGATATAACTAAGAACGCAACCACTGGCGGTGTCACAAGCACCATGACGTTGCAGACTTATACCACCACAATCACTGTTGCTGACGGCGCCACTACAGGAAAAGAGGGATCGATTGGGATTCCGGTTAACTTCATTCCTATGGGTGTAACCGTTGCTGTTACAACCGCTGCGGCTAACGCGGTGAATTTGAACGACATCGGCACTGACGCGGATACCGACGGTTTTGTCGATGGTATTTCTGCAGCAGTAAACAGCACTGGTTTCAAAGGCTTTTTCCCATGCAACGGCGTGCTCGGGATGTCTGGAGGCGCCACTACTGCAGCAGGCGCTACGGCTGACGAAGTAGAGCTTGTAGTCTCTGGTGATCCGGGCGGCGATACCGTTATTGTATTAAAGTTCTTTGGCATCAGTAGTTCCGCTGACGCATCTTAGGAGTTTGATATGGCTGATGCAGTAACCTCGCAAACACTAGTTGATGGTCCCAAATTTGCAGTCCTAAAACTGACTAACATCTCAGATGGGACCGGCGAATCTGCAGTCACAAAAGTGGACGTGTCAGCTTTGCAAAACAGCGCCGATGGTGATGCTTGTACTAGTGTCACCATCGATCGCATCTGGTGGCAATGCATAGGCATGAAAGTGCAGCTTTTGTTCGATGCGGACTCCGATGCTTTTATCATTGAGTTGGGTGAAAACCAAAGCGGTGATCACGACTATAGTATTTTTGGCGGCCTGACGAACAATGCGGGCACCGGAAAAACTGGCGACGTGAAGTTTACGACAGTCGGAGCAAGCTCCGCAGATACATACACCGTAATCTTGTACATGCGAAAAGGTTTTAGTTAATGGCGACGACCAAGGATGTAAAACGACTGCCTTCGGGTCGATTGCAATACCGAGGCGAAACATTTTCAGGTTATAACCAACCAAAAAGAACACCGGGCAAAAACAAAAAATCCGCAGTTCTAGCCAAAAAAGGCAACGACGTGAAGATTGTTCGTTTCGGGGACCCCGATATGACTATCAAAAAGAGTCAACCAGCAAGGCGTAAGAGCTTTCGCGCTCGTCACAACTGTGATACCGCGAAGGATAAATTTAAGGCTCGGTACTGGAGTTGTGAGGCGTGGTAATGGTTAGATCAGACATGCCGCGAGGCTTGAGTTATTACGCAAAGGGCGGCGGCGCTTCTAAGAAAAGCCGAGGCAGTAAAATATGCCCGGCTGGTAAAGCTTGGGCCAAGCGAACCTTTGACACATACCCGTCTGCTTACGCCAATATGGCGGCTTCTAAGTATTGTAAAGACCCGAACTACGCCAAAGGCAGCAAAAAGAAGAAGTAGTGGACATTTATAGCGTGCAGACAGGGACTAAATACGGGACGTTGTTTGCAAACGATGACGCTAATCTTGCTGAACTTAAAGCATGGTTTTTAGTTCAAATACAAGCTGATCTAGAGCAGGACAGTACCCTCACGCAAAGCGTGATTGACCAGACAATGGATAATTGGCGAAGCACTTTTGACGAGTTGGCGAAAGTTGTTTCGTATGAGCTTACAGACAAAGGTCTTTGCGAATCTTTGGCAAACGGTTATGTAGCCGGGGGCGGAAACACCGTTATCAATAAGAGCATGGGACTCGAGGCGTGGAGTTAACCATATGGGCGAGCTAAAGAAGTGGCGCGATCAAAAATGGGTTCGAATTAACGCAGCGGGCGATATCGTTGGTGAATGCGGCACGTCCCCCGACAAGCGTAACCCAGATCGTTGTTTGCCTGAGTCAAAAGCAAGAAGCTTGAGCAAGTCTGAGCGGGCAGCAACCGCACGAAAAAAGAAGAAAGAAGGCAAAAAAGGCAAAACGGTGGTGGCGAACACTAAGAAAGCTACTGTAAAGATGCGGGATGGGGGCGAGGTTCGTCAACAGATCGCCAGAGGCTGCGGCGCTATTATGAGCGATCGTAGGAAAAAAACGAAGTACCTGTGAGGTTGATATGTCTAGAGTAAATCTTGGAATGGGCGGGTCGAAGAAAAAATCATCGCCCAAAAAGAAGGCTATGAAAAGCAAGGGCAGCGCACAAGGCGTCAAAATGAAGTCTAAAGGCGGCGCTATGGGCGGCAAAAAAGAAATGATGCCCGGCGGCATGAAAAACGGCGGCGGCGTCAAGCCAAAAGGCATGAAAAACGGCGGCAAGATGGCTACTAAAGGCTATCGAATGGGCGGCAAGGTTAAGAAAAAAGGTGACAAGGTAGGCGGCAAAATCTAAAAATGGCCTATCTACAATCTAACATCCCGCACTTTAAGTGCTGGGTGCGGCGTGAATACACGCACAACCATGAGAAATACCACGGGGAATTTCTTCATGCAATGGTGATAGGTGTCACTACGATGCCGTGTAGGTGCTTGAGTTTTCAAGTCATTTTTACCGGCATAGAGGCTGAAGGCGAGGAAGAAGACACCGTACATGGTGGTGCAATGTGGGCTCGGATGCCAATTACTGCTTTGGTAGGAGACATTCCACTAGAAGAGTGGCCCGATGCAATGCCGGTATGGGCTGCACAGCCTTGGGATTGTAGCTCGCACCACCACGCGGTTTACGTTTTAGATAGGGCTACACCGTGTCCTTGGTTGGCAAAAATTGATGGTGAAATGTATCCAGCAAAGTACTTGTTTACGGTGGATTACACAGAAAGCGAGATTGCCGACGACCCTGCGCAGCACAAGCAAAGTCACGTTTTGCAGTTGCTAGATGCGGGTAATTGGACCGGAAACATAGTAGCCCTGCCGAATAACCGGGTGCGTGTTACTCATCCGGCATGGTTCGAAACAGGAGAAGGTGGGCCAGACTTTAAGCCATCTGCGCATATACATTACTCCAAATCCGATTTAGATTACACGCTTGATGTAAACCAAATTTTTGACAACTTATACAATGACAACAAGTAGCAGCAAAGATTTTGAACTGGACGTTGCCGAATATGTCGAAGAGGCATTCGAACGTTGTGGGCTAGAGGTTCGCACGGGCTACGATCTTAAAACTGCTCGCAGGTCATTGAACTTGTTGTTTGCAGATTGGGCAAACCGTGGTTTAAATCAGTGGACGATTGAACAAACTACAATACCTTTGGCTACCGGAATAACCGAGTATCCCGGCGGTACTTTGACAATGACGGTCGCGGATTCCGGCTCTTTTTCTATAGCAGAGACAATAACTGGCGGTACTAGCGCCGCCACTGCATCTATAACTAGTAAGCCCAGTTCTACGACTTTGGCGATCACCATACCTAGCGGTACTTTTTCGGCTTCTGAAACGATTACCGGTGGCACCAGTGCAGCCACAACAACGGTCAGTGCGGCAGTTGATTTCGGTGACGTGCGAAGCACCATCGACATTTTGTCGGCGGTTGTCACAAGAGACAGTACTGATTTTCAAATAGAACGTGTAAGCCGCTCTAGCTACCTCAACATCCCGAACAAGGCACAAACCGGCAGGGTAAACGAGTTTTTTCTAGATCGACAAATTACGCCGATCCTCAAGGTGTGGCCCGCACCAGAGAACAATACGGATGTTGTCAAGTTTAACCGATTGACGCGTATTGACGACGCAGACACTAACACCAACACTGTTGACGTTCCTTTCCGTTTTTACCCTTGTTTGACTGCGGGTTTAGCGTATTACATAGCTATGAAACGAAATCCGCAAATGATGGGCGTGTTGAAGCAGGTGTACGAAGAAGAAATGCAACGCGCGATGGATGAAGACCGAGATCGAGCGTCTTTACGGATCAGTCCGTCGTACGACTACTATAGGACTTAACGATGTCTGGTTTCGCTAACGGCAAAAACGCATACGGTATTTCTGACCGCTCGGGCTTTAGATACAAGCTGCATCGCATGAAGAAAGAGTGGAACGGGTCTTTAGTAGGCCCGGACGAGTATGAGGCGAAGCAACCGCAATTGTTTCCGCCGCCCAGCGTAAGCGACCCGCAAGCGATCAGGAACGCGCGCCCAGACAGGGTGGAACCTTTGGTTATTACGGTAGGTGTTCCGTTACTGACTGAAAAACGATTTATTCCTGTAAAAGCTTCAGGGCAAGTCGGCAATGTCGAGGTATCTACGCCATGAGTTTTACACTAGCCACATTGAAGACGGCCATACAAGACTACTGTGAAAGCGCAGAAACCACGTTTGTGAACAACTTGCCCGTGTTCATCAAAGAAGCGGAAGAACGCATACTCAAAAACATTGAGTTGCCTTTTTTCCGCAAGAACGTCACCGGTACGGCAGCAGCGGGTAATACTTATTTATCAACACCTACGGACTTTTTGAGTCCGTATAGCTTGGCGGTGATTTCAAGTAGTGAGTACGAGTATTTGTTGTTTAAGCAGGTGTCTTTTATAAGGTCATATACTCCAAACCCCGCAACTACGGGCACTCCAAAGTATTACGCTTTATTCGATGATACGACGTTTATTTTAGCTCCCACCCCGAGCTCAACGTTGACTTTTGAACTGCACTACAAGTATCGCCCGGATTCTTTAACGGCGGGTGTAGAAAGTGGAACTACGTGGCTTTCCACCAACGCTCCGGATGCAATGTTGTATGGTTCTTTGGTAGAGGCTGCAACTTTTCTAAAGGTCCCAGAAGAAGCGGCGGGTTACGATCAGCGGTTTGCTCAAGCAGTAGCGGCTTTGAAAGCTCTGGGAGAAGATTATGGTGCTCGAGACGAGTATCGCTATGACATTTCAAAAGGTAGATAGACATGTTTGCTGCTGTTTCTGAATCAGGGTTGGGACAAATTTCTGTTGCTACGACAGTGAACAAAGGTCACGACCCCGAATTTTGGGCACAAGCTATATCCGACAGGGTTGTCAGCGTTGGTGGCAATTGTCACCCGGCGATCGCAGAACAAGCAGAAGCGTTCAAAGAAGCGGTCAAAGCCACGGCTTTGTACTATATTAAGGAGGCCATAAAAAGCGACAGAACGACGCTAATTGGTGAGTTAGAGAAACAAGGCCAGAGTGAAATGGCTAATATAATCAGGAGGCTATAATGGCTATCACGACAGCACTATGCACAAGCTTCAAGAAAGAAATTTTAGAAGCCGTTCACAACTTTAAAAACACGGGCGGAAGCACGTTTAATCTTGCGCTATACACAAGCTCTGCGAGCTTGGGTGCGGGTACAACTGCTTACACGACTTCGAACGAAGTATCGGGCACTAATTATACGGCCAAAGGTGCTTCTTTGACGCGAGTCGACCCAAGTACATCAGGCACTACCGCACTGACAGACTTTGCCGATTTGACATTTTCAAATGCAACGGTGACTGCGAGAGGGGCGCTCATATTTAATGACAGTGCTTCTGGTGATCCAGCGGTATGTGCGCTTGACTTTGGTGGTGATAAAACTAGCACAGCAGGCGATTTCACTATTCAGTTTCCAACCGCTGACGCATCTAACGCGATCATTCGCATCGCATAGGATCTAACGTGTGGCGAATGTTACTGGCTGGGGTAGAGGCACTTGGGGTGAGGGCGCATGGGGCGAAGAGGCCCCAGTTCTTGTCACGGGTGTCGCAGGGACTTCAGC